CGGCAGCCGTGTCCTAACGTCGGGCATAGACCTGACCCAATACCAAAAAAATCCGCTCCTTTTGTGGATGCACCGCCGAAGTTTCGAGCGTGATTCCATGCCCATCGGGCGCATGGAAAATCTGCGTATTGATGGCGACCGCCTTATTGGTACGCCCGTGTTCGACCAAAACGACGATTTTGCCAAGAAGATAGAAAGCAAGTGGGAAAACGGCTTTTTGCGTATGGCTTCCGCTGGTATTGCCATACTGGAAGTCAGCAACGCCCCCGAGCATTTGGTGCAGGGGCAAACCCGTGCAACGATTATACGCTGTAAACTGGAAGAAGTCAGTATCGTGGATATGGGCGGCAATGACGAAGCCCTGCAACTGTATGATACCAGCGGCAAGATGTTGAGACTTGCGGCGGGTGAGGCGAATGATGTTTTACCCCTGCTGGAACTGGACGAAGAAAAACCGTCCTCGGGAACTGCCTCCGAGGACACAAACGATAAATCAAACAATCAATTAAAATCAAGCATGAACAAAGAAATTTTGCAATTGCTCGGCCTGTCTGAAACGGCTACCGAGCAGGAAGCGGTGAGCGCGTTGCGCTTGCTGAAAGAAAAGGCGGATAAGGCAGAAAGCCTCCAACTCGCCAGTATTACCGCCCTTGTGGACGGCGCAGTCGCGGAAAGGCGTATCACGGAAGACAAAAAGGCGCATTTTGTAAACCTTGGCAAGTCTGCGGGTATTGAAAGCCTGCGCACCACTCTGGAACTTATGCAGCCGACCAAGAAACCGACGGAGGTCATTCACCAGCATAGCGACCAGCCCGCAGGTGGTCGTCAGACATACGCGAAGTTGTCGGAAGTGCCTGCCGATGAAGTGCCGACCCTGAAAAAAGAGAACCCGACGGAATATGCCCGTCTGTATAAAGCCGAATACGGCCTGAATGTGTAACTTTTATTTATAGTCATAATGAAGAATTTTAAGATTTATTTTGCGGCGTTTGTCGCGTTGATTGCCGCCGTGTCCTTTAACAGCGTGGCGGGTGCAACTATCTCCACGGTATTAGGTGGCAGTGCCTTGACTGGTGCGGTTGCTGGAAATGTAGTGTCATTCGTTGCAGGCTCATTCCTGCCGAAAGGTGCTGCCTGCGAGGGTGTGTTTACCGAAATCTGGACAGGCGAAATGATTAAGGCATTCCGTACTGCCGCCGAAAGTCTGGGCTGGTATGACCGTATCCGCAGTTATGACCAGTATGTGGATAATGACGTTATCCATTTTACTGAAATCGGAGGCGACCCAACAGTACTTGTAAATAATAACACGTATCCGTTGGATATTGAAACGCTTGAAGATACGGACAAACCTATTTCTCTCGACAAGTTCGACACTACGGCCACGCCTGTAACCGATGATGAACTGCATGCTTGCAGCTATGACAAGATGGCCAGCGTGCAGGAACGACACCGGGATTCGTTACGTGAAAAAGTCTGCGAAAAGGCTATCCACGCCATTGCGCCGAGCAAGCACACGGACACCACGCCTGTATTGCTTACCACAGGCGAAACCACGACCGACGGTACACGCAAGAAGTTTACGGCAAACGACCTTTTGGCGGCGAAAAGAACCTGCGACAAGATGAAAATGCCGAAGAAAGACCGTATCATGGTATTGTGCAGCGACCATATCAATGACCTGCTGGAAACCGACCAGAAGTTTAAGGAACACTACAATATCAACCAGACCGAGGGTAAAATTGCCCGCCTGTACGGTTTCGACATCTACGAGTATGACGGTACTCCGCATTATAAAGTGTCGGGCAAAACCAAGCTGGCTTGGGGCGCAGTTCCTGCCGCTGCCACAGACCGTCAGGCTTCCGTGTTCTATTTCAATGGCCGCATGATGAAAGCCAACGGTTCGGTACAGTTCTACCACAGTGAGGCTTCCAAAGACCCGCTTTATCACCGTAACCTCGTGAATTTTACCAAGTGGGGCATTTGCCTGCCGCTGAAAGCGGAAAACAGCCTTGGTGCGATTGTATCGGATATCCCTGTAAAAGCGTAAGAAATGGCGAAGTTAAAATATCTCGTTATCCATTGTACTGCCACCCCTGAGGGACGCGATGTGTCTGCTGCCGATATTCGGCGGTGGCACACCGCTCCCACCAATGCGGGCGGTCGAGGCTGGAAGCAGGTCGGCTATACCGACCTTATCCATACGGACGGACGCGTGGAGCGTCTGGTGGCAAACAATGAAGACGCGAATGTTGACTCTTGGGAGATAACGAACGGCGCGGCGGGTTACAACAGTGTGAGCAGGCATATCGTCTATGCGGGCGGTGTAGATGCCGACAATGTACAGAAAGCAAAGGACACCCGCACACCAGCCCAAAAAGAGGCGTTGAAACGCTATGTGTTGGATTTTCACCGCAAGCACCCCACTGTCAAAATCGTGGGACATAACCAGCTGGCGGCAAAAGCCTGCCCGTCGTTCGATATTCCCCAATGGCTTAAAAGTATCGGTATAAACCAATAAACCAGAAATGAGCGGAGAAATTACAACCATAGTCGTGTCGGCCATTGTGGCCGCTATTGCCGCTCCTTTGGGGGCATGGGTAAACAGCCGTGTACTCCGTCAGAAATATGACTTGGAACTCGGCAAGTTGCGCGCCGAAATGAAGCAGACCCTTACGGAAGTGGAGAGCAGCGAGTTGGAGAACGTGCGCAAAGCAAGCGACATTCTTATGGAACATATTGTAAATCCGCTCAGGTCTGAAATCAAATCATTGCGCAAAGATGTGGACAAATTCAGGAAAGCGGTTGAAAAGATACCGACATGCCCTATGGCTGACGGCTGCCCTGTTTCTCGTGAGTTGCTCGCCGCTGAAACAGGTGACGTACAGCGAAGCGAAAAAAACGGTAAATAATGATATACAGAGGTTGGTCGACAGCATAGCACGTGCGCATATTCAGTCCGAAATGGAACGTGTTTTCAGTCGTACCGATGAGGTGGAAACGGATATTATCCTTTTTGATACGGATAAACCAGCCTCGGACAGTACAGGACTTCCTCCTGTTAAGGCCGTGGTAAAGCAAAAATCAAAAAGCCAAGAACAGGGCGGGGAAAAGGCCGTCAGTCAGGCAACCACTGAAACCGATAAGACCGTACAGGAAACCGACCGCAGCCACGAGGCGGAAATTACCGACGAAGTGGTCGAGGACAAACCATCTTTTTGGGATAGCCTGAAACACCAGTTGCTGCGCATACTGTCGATACCCGCGTTGTTTATTGCCTTATGGCTATTGTACAAACTAATCAAACTTGTAAAAAATGGAAAATAAAGAAACCACCCAGCAAGCCGCTCCCGCCCAGAAAGAGCAGGCAGAGGCCAAGAAAGGAAAGACGGCGACCGAACAAAACAAGGATACTGCCGAAAAGAAAAAGACCACCAGTGTGCTGGAAAAGGTAGGCAAGGCCGCCATTCAGGAACACGGTTTCGCACAGGTTTTCGTAACCGCCGACGGCATGGTGTTCAAGCAGGAGGGCGACGCGAAAAACCACGCGGCCAACTTGTCAAACCGCAGTATATTGACAGTTAAAAAGTAACGGAAATGAATAATCTGGAAATCATAAGACAGAACGGCAACGTGCCCAAAAGTCTGGCGGGCGAAGACCATGTTTCAGGCTTCATCGCCTACCTGACCAGTGAGGAAACCCCCGAGGCTTTCAAGACGGAGCGCGTGCAGGCCGTTTCCACTATCGAAACGGCCGAGGCGTTGGGTATTACAGCCGACGCGGACAGTTGGACGGTCAGGGTACTACACTATCATCTTTCCGAGATATTCCGTGTCAATCCTGCCATATCGCTTTACGTAGGTTTATTCGCCAAGTCAGATTCGTACACCTTTGCCGAAATCAAGACCGTGCAGAATTTTGCAGGTGGCCGTATTCGGCAGATGGGCGTATGGTGCGGCGATAAGGTTTTTACAGCCGACGACCTGACAGCCATTCAGGGCGTGTCCGACGCGCTCGACCTTGTGAATGCGCCGCTTTCCGTGCTTTATGCCCCGAAAGTGGAAAGTGTCAAACAGTTGCCGACCGACATCGCAGGGGCAGACCAGTGCCGTGTGAGCGTGGTTATCTCGCAAGCAGGAAGCGGAACAGGTATGGAACTTTACACGCACGCGGACAACAAAGCCACGAAAAACAGCGTGTCCAGTATCGGGGTAATGCTCGGCTTGCTTTCAGCCGCTGCCGTCCACCAGTCCATCAGTTGGGTAAAGCAGTTTCCGACAGGCATTACGGTTCCTGCCTTTGGTGACGGAACACTCCTGCGTAACCTTGACAGTGCGCTCATCGAGCAACTGGACGCGGCGCGTTACCTGTTCCTTGTCACCCATGTAGGTCAGGCTGGAAGTTATGTAAACGACAGCCATACGATGGACAGTGCCACGAGCGACTACGCCATGATAGAAAGCGTGCGGACGATGGACAAGGCCGTGCGCGGCATACGTACCTACCTTATTCCCGAATTGGGCGGAAATGTATATATAGACCCCGATACAGGCAAAATGCAGCCTTATAGCGTAAGCCACCTTGAAACCACGGCCAACAAGGCATTGGAGGATATGGAAAAGGCGGGCGAGCTTAGCGGCTACAAGGTGGAAATCGACCCCGAACAGGACGTATTGAGCACCAGTACCGTGGAAATCGTCGTCAGACAGGTGGCCGTGGGTGTAATGCGTAAAATCAAAGTGAAAATCGGTTTTGCTAAATCAGTATAATAATGGCAAGTGTAATTAACAACGGCATTCCCTTGGTAAACGGAATGCTCTACTCTTGGGCGGATATCGTTGCCGCTATCAGCGGCGTGCCAGTAACAGGCATTGTCGGTGTGGAGTACGGCGACGAGCAAGAAGTGGTGAATAAGTACGGTGCTGGCCGCCACCCTGTCGGCCGAGCGAAAGGCCGTATAACCCCATCGGCAAAAATTATCCTATATCAGGAAGAAGTGGAGGCTATCCAACGGCAAGCCCCCAACGGCCGCATACAGGATATTGCCCCCTTTGACATTACAGTAACTTATCTTCCCGACAGCGGCATTGTGACTACGGATAAAATCCGAAACTACCAGTTCAAAGGAAACAGCCGCAAATGGAAAGAGGGCGATACTGGGCAGGAGGTGGAACTTGAACTTGTACCGTCCCACATAGAATGGAATCATTAAAAAAATGCAAGTATGGAAAACAAAGACATGGAAAAGACCGTCAAGGCAACCCTTGACGGAGGTGTTACCCCTGAACAGGTAGCACAGTGGAAGCAGAAGCACGGCAAAGTGCTGCGTATTGATGTTGTGGACGGTGACGAAATGCACGTCGGTTATTTCCACCGTCCGAGGTTGGAAACGATGACTGCCGTTACGAAAGTCGCCAAGACAGACGAAATCAAAAGTGCGGAGGTGATGTTCGATAACTGTTGGTTGGGCGGAAGCTCACAACTGCGGGAGGACGCTATCCTTTTCTTGGAAGTAACCAAGAAACTGGGTGACATGTTCAACAGTTGCCTGTCGTCCATAAAAAACTTGTAGAGGCGCACCTGCTACCTGACGACGACGGTATGGCAGGTTTTGAAAAAGGCTGCGCCTTGATACGTTCCAATTTGGGCATAGACCCGACAGCGGGCGGTTATGAGGACTGGGCGGTGCATTATGCACAGGCGTTATGGCTGGAAAACTGGCGTTTGAAGAAACGCGCCGAAATGTTAACCGCGTTGTTCAGTGATGGAGCGTGAGGTTCTTTTGTCCTTACGCCATGCACGGACAAAGGCAAAGACAAGGTAAAACGGCATAACGAGTAGCCCGATATAAATCATTACCGTGGCCACTTGCAGAAAAAACGCCATCATGCTGTTTAACATATTCATAATGTTATCAATTAACATACTGCGAAAGTAAAGAAAAAAAGCGAGGTATGCAAAGTTTCGACTATCTATTTAATATCGGCGGTAATTATTCTGCCACTATCAACGGAATAACAGAGGCCACAGGCCAGTTTTCCGCTTCCGTTGAGGGTGCACAGGGTAAAGTTACCCGCTTTGCGCAGGGGCTTGCCGTGCTTGACTTGGCCAGCAACTACGCAGAGAAACTGAGCAATACCATTGGCGGCTTTACCGAGGCGGGCGTGTCCCTTGACAGGCAAATGCACGATTTGAGTGCCGTCGCTGGTGTGACTGGTGACGGCCTCAAACAGATTGAGACTTACGCCCGTAGCAGTGCGAAAGTGTTTGGTACGGACGCTTCCACGGCTGTAGAGGGTTACAAACTTCTCCTTTCTCAGTTGTCCCCTGAACTGGGTAAGTTCCCCGAAGCCTTGCAGGCGATGGGTAACAGCATACAGACCACCAGCAAGCTGATGGGTAATGACGGAACTGCCGCAGCGGAAGTTCTTACCACGGCCATGAACCAGTACGGCATTAGTCTGGCCGACCCGATGGAAGCCAGCCGCAAGATGGCTGAAATGATGAACGTCATGGCAGCCGCCGGTCAGGAGGGCAGTGCGGAACTTCCTGCCATTAAAGTGGCCTTGGAGCAGTGCGGTATGGCCGCGAAAGCCGCTAACGTCAGCTTTGAAGAAACCAATGCCGCCATACAGGTGCTCGATAAGGCAGGCAAGAAAGGCAGCGAGGGCGGTGTGGCTTTGCGCAACACGCTGGCCATACTCGGGCAAGGGCGTTTCCTGCCCAAGGACACCCGCGAAGCGTTGCAGGCTGCTGGCATTGACGTGCTGAAACTTGCCGACACCAGCATGAGCCTGAAAGACCGTCTCGATATGCTTAAACCCGTTCTTGGCGACGCAGCCCTGTTTTCCAAACTTTTCGGTATGGAGAATGCCAACGCCGCCCGCGCCTTGGTACAGGGTAGCGACGAACTCGGCAGGCTGACAACTGCCATTACAGGCACAGCGTCAGCAGAGGAACAGGCGGCCATTGTCATGGAGAGCAAGGCTGAAAAGCAGGCGCGCCTCAATCAGTTGCTGGAAGACGCTAAAATAAGCGTGGCCAACCTGACAGGCGACTTTGGTATTTATGCCAGCGTCGTGGCGCAGACCCTTGTTCCCATATCACAGTTGATACCGTTGATACTGGGTGTCGGTAAGGGCATGGCGTGGGTGAAAGGGTTAAAATGGTCTGCCATGTGGTCGGCTATCCAAGGAGGGATATATCCAGCCCGTATTCAGTTGATGATGATGAACCGCGAACTGCTAACAGGGCAGTTTGCCTCCAACGGATTTTTGGTCAATATCGCCCGTGCCACATTGGCCGTGTTACGTTTCGCCACGGTCGGCGTGTTCCAAGCCCTGAAAGGCCTCGGCGCGCTGGTGGTTTCATTGGTAACAGGCGGTACGACCTCCGCCACATTTGCGGGTATTGCCTCCGCTTCTTTCGGTGCGTTTAAGTTAGCAGCCGTTACCGCCTGCCGTGCGGTCGGAGTGGCTATTATGAACATTCCAATCATCGGCTGGATTGCCGCCGCCATTGCCGCCCTTGTGGCCATCGGTGTATATTTTTGGAATACTTCGGCCAAGTTCCGCGCCGTGCTGAAAGGTCTTTGGGCTTCTTTCAAGGCTGTGTTTACTGGTATTGGAGAGCTGGCCAAACAGACGTTCAGTGCCATCGGCGATTTGATAAAGGCCTGTTTCAGCCTTGACGGCGACGGCATAGACGCGGCACTCTCCAAATTGAAAAGAGGTTTTTCCGACTATGGCAGCCAGATAGGCAAGGCTTTTAACGAGGCATACGACGCGGAAATGGCAGCAGCCGAAAAAAAGGAAGCCGCCAAGAAAAAGCAAGACGGCAAGGGTGGCTTGGGCGAAATCCCGAAAGTTGAGCCGCCAGTGGTACAGAATGACCCTACTGCGGGCACTTTGGGCACTGTGGCAGGCGGTACGTCAGGAAGCGAGAAAATCCGCAGCATAACGGTGAATGTTGACAAACTGGTGGAACGTTTCGAGGTACATACGACCAACCTGCAAGGAGATGTTTCGCGTGTCAAGGATATGGTAGCGGAAGCCCTGCTTTCGGCGTTGAACGATGTAAATTTAGCAATGTGATGTTATCCCCTGTAAGTTTCATATTTGTTGCGGCAGGTGCTGCCACACAGACCAAAGGGTTGCTTTACCGCTTCCAGCCGTCCCGCACAGGTAAAAATCCATCGTGGGACGGAAACGGCAAAAAACTGGATACGCACGGCCTTACCAGTCCGATAACCGATAAAAGTTATTGGACGGAGCGTTATGTGCTTTGCTGCCTCACGTTTGAGAACGCAGCTGGCAAACGTTTGGTGATGAACGACGCAGTCGTCGCAGTGAGCCGTCAAAAAAACATTGTTTCCACGCAGATGGTCGGCATGGACGGTACTGTGAAAGAATATATCAATGACGGCGACTATAATCTCAATATAGTGGTAGGCATTGCGGCCGTCCGTGACGGTGTAATTGTGGATGAATACCCTGCCGACGGGTTACGGGAACTGCGCTCCTTTCTTGATGAAAAGTCCGCCCTTTCCGTGCAAAGCGACTTTTTGGACGTGTTCGACATCAACCGTCTTGTAATAAAAAGTTTTTCCGTTACACAGGACACGGCCAGCAATTACCAGAGTGTAAGCCTTTCAGCCGTGAGCGATGAGGAATATAACGTGTACAGCACCGATTATTAAATAGCATTTAATTACCGATTAAATACCATTCCGATGTACAGGCTTTCGGCTAAAATAGAGATAACAGGCGCAAAGACGTGGCGGCTTGACAAGGTTACGGAGGTGGAAATCACCCTCGATACCGAGCAGCTGACCGACGTTTGCAAAATCACACTGCCGAAGCGTATCAAGTGGGACGGTGGAGCGGAAATACCTGTGCGACGCGGTGATGGCGTAAAGGTTTGGCTTGGTTATGACGACACCCTGCAACCTGCCTTTGTCGGTTATGTGCGTGATGTGGGCTTTAAGACCCCTGTTGTGCTGACCTGTGAAGATGAGATGTTCAAACTCAAACAGACCCCGACAAAGAAGAAAGCCTACACGAGCGTAACCATTGAAACGCTGCTGAAAGACCAAGGCCTGCCCTATACAATCAAAGTGATGGGTGAGCAGCACCTCGGACAGTACCGCGTAACAGCAGATACCGTGGCCGCTTTGCTCGGCCACCTGCGCGAGAACGGCGTTCGCAGTTTCTTCCGCAATGAGGACGGCCAGCCCATATTATACTGCGGTGTCCTCTTTGAGCGCGCCGACCGTCCCACACAAGTATTTGCCACAGGTGTAAATATCATCAGTGACCAAAACCTTGAACAACAGCGTGCGGAAAATATCCGACTGCGCGTAAAAGCCGTGTCGCTCATGCCAGACAACAAAAAAGTCAAGGTGGAAGTCGGCGACGCAGACGGCGAGCACCGCACGCTGCACACCTACAACAAGAGTGAAAGCGAGTTGAAAGCATGGGCGGAGCAGGAAATCAAACGCCTGAAATATGACGGACTTACAGGCAGCTTTACCACGTTCGGAGCGCAGTTGGTGGATAAGCTGGCAGCCATCGGTATAAAAATAGAAGGCGAGAAGCAAGGCGTTTATCAGGTAAAGAAAAATGTAATCAAATACGGTACGGGCGGATTCCGTCAGGAAATCACGCTCGGCATGAGGATAGCGGAATGAGCGGGATAGCGGAGACAATCAGGAAAATGGCACAAGGCAGCCGACCTACGGTCAGCCTCATGTGTACGGTGGACAAGGTGTATAAAGACACGCGCACGGTGGACTGTACCCCGCTTGACGAGGGTGCGCCCCTGCTGGGTGTGAACTTGCAGGCCAACCAAGGCAGCAGCTTCGGTGTCGTGTCCTTTCCGCGCGTCGGCAGTTTTGTCGTGGTCGGTTTTGTGGCTGAGGGCAGTGCGGGCATTGTCCTGCTGACCGATGATGTGGAAAGTGTGGAGGTCGTCATCAGCGACAAGACTACCCGTGCAGTATTTGACGAAGACGGCGTGCGTATTTATGTGGGTGAAGAAACCAGTGCGGAACTGACTGCTGACGGTGTGGTGCTTAATGGTGGAAAGTTGGGCGGGTCGGTTAAAGTGGAAAAATTGACCACACGGCTAAACACGATTGAGAAAGATATAAATGCACTTAAAAAGGTTTTTACTTCATGGATTGTTGCACCCCAAGATGGCGGTGCGGCATTGAAAACCGCAGCAGGAACGTGGGCAGGCCAGTCTTTGACTTTGACGAAACGCAGTGACTATGAGAATGAAAAAGTAAAACAATGAAAGGGCTTGTAACAGACATAATGACAGGCGACCTGCTTGTGGAACGAAAGACGGTTGTCATAGCCCCTTGCGAGGTGCAGGTGGTAGAAAATGTGCTGCTTGCCAGCCGTGGCGAATTTAAGGAACTGCCCCTTATAGGGGCGGAGACCCGCCAGCAACTCGGTGGAGAAAAGGACGTGATGTGGCCAGCCCGTGCCAAAAAGATGATAAAAGCCTGCGGTGTGGAAGTCCGCAAAGTGAGCATAACAGACGAAAGTACGGTAACGGTTGAATAATGGAAGTAACAGTAAGGGACAGGCAGAGCCTGTTTGACATATCGGTACAGATCCTCGGCGGAATAGAGGGTGTTTTCGCCTTGGCCGAATGCAACGGCCTCGGCATTACCGACCGCCTGAGAGACGGCCAAGTGCTTACGTGGGACGTTTCCTACACCGTAAATGACAAAGTACGGCAGGAATATGCGTTGCGCGGTCTTGTACCTGCCACAGACATAGACGTGCGTGAATGGAACACATTGCTTGCCACGGCCTGCGAACTGCCTGCTACCGAACAGCAGCAGGGCAAACCGTCCGACGATGTGCCAGTGGATAAGATAGACCAGATTATTGCCGATTTGGAAAGCGGCAAGGAAATAGTGTCAGGCAGCGGGCAAGCCCTTACACGTCTATTCGATAACCCATTTGATATTGTATTTGCATAATGGAATTAACAGAGAACAAAGTCGCGGAACTGGACACCGCGCTATTGAAAGAAAAGGCCGTCGCCATTCGCGACGCGGTCATGGCCAAGAGCGTAACCGCCGAGCAGGTGGGCAGTCTTTTTGTGGAACTCATCGACACGTGCGGAAGCGTGCGTGACGCACTTGCGTTGTTTCTTGATACCAACGTGGGCGAAATCACGTCTGACATAGACCGCCGTCTTTCGGGAACGGACGAAGCACGCGAGGCTGCGGAAGTGGCCGCGCAAAAGGCGAATGCCACCCGCGCACTGGTGGAGGAACTGGTCGGCAAACTAAGTTCGCAAAACCTTTACCAGCCTACCCGTATAGACGTGAAATCACCGACGGAAATCACCGTCAGCAACATGGCACAACCTCGTATCGAGGCACAGACCCAGCCCAAGTTCGGACTTGGCGGCGTTCTGTTCATCGGTGACAACAAAGCCCTTGAAGTAACCCCCGATGGCAGGATAACCCCGCTTGCTGTCGGTGTAAGTAAGGTCAATGTAGTGGCCTCAGGAAACACCCGACTATTCAAACAGCTGCTTATCGCGGTAGTTCCGCCCCGCACACGTATGGCGGGCGGCGTCCTCCGTCTTGACGGCAGCGGCAACATAAGATTGACCTGATGGAAAAGATACGGCATATAAACCACAAATCCGACTTTGTGTTGCGCGAGCGTTTCCGCAATGCACAAGGTGAAACCGTCTGCCTGCCCGATGTGGACTTTACCCTGCGGTATTGGGTAAAAACAGGGCGGGTGTTCGAGGCTTCACGTATCGGCGGCATTTATACCAACTGTGTGGCCGACGGCGACGCGGTGCTGGTCATGTTCAAAGACCACCGCCTCGGCGAGGGCGATTTGAAACACGAACTCCGCCTGTCCCTTGATAACGCCCTGTTTGGCGACGGTGTACAAAACGTCTATTATCCCGAGTGCCTGAATATACAGTTGTGGCAATGGTGCAGTGATGATAACGGCGTATTGGAAAGCGACCTGCTTGCTTCCTATACACGTGGAAAGGCATTCACATACGAAGACTTTACCGTTGAGCAGTTGGCCGCCCTGAAAGGGGAAAAAGGCGACGCTTTCACCTTTGAGGACTTTACGCCTGCCCAGCTTGTCGAGCTGAAACGGCCAGCCGAGGACGCGGCCAAGAAAGCCAATGAAGCTGCGCAGAAAGCAGAAAAGGCCGCCAAATCGGCTAAGGAGCAGTCGGAAAGCCTGAAAACAGAAAGCGAGGCGGCAATCAAGTCCTGCACCGAGGCGGCTGCTTCGGGTAATGCGGCGGCCAAGAACTGCATACAAGCCACGAATGGCGCACAGGCCGCCACTGCAAATGCAGAGGCCGCAGCAGAACACACGGAACAGACACGCCAAAAGTTGGAGGGTATGGCCGAGCAGGTGGAAGCGGCAGCACGTAACGTCCCCACAGGCTTGCGTGTGTCCCATCCAGTCCGCATAACGCTCGGCAACGGTGTGGCACAGTATATCACCGCCGTGGTAAAGCCCGACTATGCCCTGCAAAACGTGCTGTTCCTGTCCGACGGCATTGCCTGCGATGTGGAACCAGACGGCAAGGTGGTGGCCAAGCGTGCAGGCACAAGCCGAGTACACGTCATACCCACGGCAGGTGTGGCATATCATAAAACAATCAATATAGAGGTGGCCGCCCCATCAGCCCGCATGGCTGGCAACGCGTTCCGCCTCGACGCAGACGGTAACATACGTTTAACTTAATACAATTCAATCATGGCATTAACAGCAGAACAGGAAAACAAAGTCGTTGCAATGCTTTCCGCCTTTGAGAACGGCAAGCGCATTAACGAATTGGAAGCCGCACAAGGTGCGGTCGGCCAAATGCTCATCGAGGTAATGGACGAGACGGGCGAGACCCGCAAGGCGGAACTCGGTGCGGCGGTAGAGAACGCCAGCAATCCCATTGCAGGGCGTTATTGGAATGAAAACAACGCCACCCCTACGGCGGCGGGTCATTATGGCAGTTTGCAGGCCTTACGAGACCTGCCGAGAAAATTAGGCCTCGGCCGCTATCTGGTGGCCGACGACAGGACACGCCGTAAACTCGACCCCGTGGACAGTACTCGTTTTGAAGACGGCAGCCCCGCCGCACTCGACGGCTTGATGGGGCAGTGTATGTGGTGTTGGAACGCTCACTATTTCACGACATGGAAAGAGGGCAACAATACAATAGAGACCGTAACATTTGCACCTATTGCGGGCAAAAAATCGATATATGTTCCCGCAGGCGGAATCAGCTGGATGGACGCGGCTGTTATGGACAGGACAAATCAGAATTTGTGTTCCGTTATCAGCGACGCGGAGCAGTACCGAGGTGGAAGTGGCACAGCCCTTGACCCGACCAAATACACCAAAGCTCCGACGGCTGACGCTCCGCAGCTGACCATGCTCGGAATGCCTGCAACAAATATCAGTACGACCAATTTTGGCAATTATGCCCGCAAACGCGGAGAGGGTTGGGAGGCCAATTGGTTTGCTGCCCGTGCCGTTGTGGAGTATCTTTTTGAAATTATCATGGGTACGCGTAATTCGCAGGCCGCTTTCAATGCAGAACTGGACAGTAACGGTCTTTATCAGGGTGGTTTTGGCACAGGTGTAACCAATATGCCCGATTGGGGTAATTATAACGGTACTTATCCGCTTATCCCTACCCGTGTCGGCCTTGAAATGGGCGACGGTGTTGGTTTGGTGGAATGTAAACTGCCCGCTACGTCGGAAAGTGAAGCCGAGGCATTCCATACATTTAGTGTCCCAGTGTTTTTCGGTCTGGTTAATGCTGGTTTTGGTAGTTTGTGGCGTTGGGTTCGTGGCCTGACCATTTCACAAACGGCTGGTGAAAAAACGGAGGTTTATGTGGCCAAATCCATGTTTGCGGACTTTAATCCGTCAAGTGTTGAGGGGTTGCTTAAAGTAGCCGAATGCCCGCAGAAAGAGGGGTACATCAAACGTAAGTCCTATAACGGCCTTTGCTGTATGCCGACCGAAGTAGGCGGGTCTGCCTCGACGTATTATTCAGACTATTTTTATACGAACGGGGCTACCCAGACAGGTTTGCGGGTTCGGGCGGCTGGCGGTCACGCGCACAGTGGCACGCATGCGGGCGCGTCCTACACGTATGCGTACTGCGCGGCTTCGGCTGCGTATGCGTACTACTCGTCGCCCCTCTGCTTTTTTGCGGAAGACCCGCAAATCGAGTAAGACGGAAGCGGGGCGAAGCCCAAAACGAAAACGATAAAACAAAACGTTCTTTGACTTTTTGACATACCGAGATAGACGAGGTTACTGTGTCGGCGGGCTTCAATCCCGCCGTAAGGCGGGCGAATTTTTTAAGAAATGTGCGCTTGTCTCGTGATAATTGTCTAATTTTGTGGCATCTTTCAAAAGAAAGACAGGTTGCATTATTCTGCGGTGGTAGGTTTGCAGGTTCGGGCGGCTGGCGGTAACGCGAACAATGGCACGAATGCAGGCGCGTCCTACACGAATGCGAACAACGCGGCTTCGACTGCGAATGCGAACTACTCGTCGCCCCTATACTTTGTAAACATGATTATAGGCGACAAAGAATAATGAGCCTTGCCCCTTGGCAAAAAATCACGAGCCGAAAAGGGTGTCAGTAGGACTTTCGAGCCTCGACCGCTCCCGATGAAGCAAAGCAGACCCAAAAAAAGACCCACAGACCCGATGAAACGTAAAGGCTATCTTTTCGAGTGTATCTGCTCGATGGAAAACCTTTTGCTTGCCTCTTGTAATGCGGCGCACGGCAAAAGGAAACGCGACGAGGTAATAGTGTTCGAGGCAAATTTGGAGGAAAACCTGCGGCAGTTGCAGGTGGAACTTGAAACTCGAACCTATACGACCTCGAAGTATGAAGTCTTTATCAAGTATGAGCCGAAACGGCGCGAAATCTATAAACTTCCGTTTCGTGACCGTGTTGTGCAGTGGGCTATTATGCAGGTTTTGGAACCAGTATGGACACCGCAGTTCACTGCCGACACCCATGCCTGTATCAAGGGGCGCGGCATACATTCTTTACACCGTAAGCTGCGAACAGACCTGAAAACCGACCCCGAGGGAACGCGCTACTGCCTTAAAATGGACGTGCGCAAATTCTATCCCAGCATAGACCATGACATATTAAAACAAGTCGTGCGCCGTAAAATCAAAGACCCTGATGTACTTTGGTTGCTGGACGGGATAATCGAATCGGCCGACGGTGTGCCTATCGGCAACTACATTTCCCAGTATTTCGCCAATCTCTATCTTTCGGAACTCGACCACCTGCTCAAAGAAGACGCGCGTGTCCGTTATTATTACCGTTATGCCGACGATATTGTGGTATTGTCGGACAGTAAACGGTATTTAAGTGGTGTTTTAATCTACATAAACCACTATTTGCATAACGACCGCAACCTGTCTTTGAAAAGCAACTTCCAGATATTCCCAGTTGAAAGCAGGGGGATAGATTTTGTCGGTTACGTGACCTATCACACGCACAGCCTTGCGCGCAAGCGCAACAAACAGGGACTTTGCCGTGAGGTGGCACGTCTCCGCAAAGCAGGGCTGAAAGATGAGGAGATAAGGCTTCGCGTGGCTTCACGTTTGGGCTTTATGGTACATTGCAACAGTAATCATTTAATAAATATACTCGGTATGAAAAAGTTTAGTGATATTAAACCAAATCAAGGCAAACTGACTGGTACAAAGTACCACATCGACGCAATCCTGAATTGTGAAATCCACTTGACGGCCTTTGAAATCGGTAAGTCCAAGATTAACACGGACGATATGCTGACGCTGCAATATGAAATATATGAGCAGTTGACAACAGACGACGGACGGCCACAGGTGGACGATGAGGGACAACCTGTCAAGGCATGGGTAAAACACATTACGTTCACAGGCTCGAAAGCACTTATAGAGCAGTTGCGTGATGTGGAACTGACCGAACCAGTCGCAGCCAAACTAATCAAACAACCCATCGGGGACGGCAAACGTTGTTTTTACAAGTTAGTCGACCCCGACTAACAGACAAAGACAATGAACACCGTAAATTACATTGAAAGAAAGAATTTTGTAAAATTCGACAACGAGCATTACCTGCTTTATCTGCATGAGGCTCCTGCCGAAGTCGTGAACGAGGAAACAGGCGAAAGTTCGTCAGGCTACCAGTACACAGGCCATCAGGCCGATGGCTCGACGAAAATTTGTGCTTCGGACGTTACAGACGCAAACCGCCGTGACAAATTCATTGCGGGGCTTATCGGTAACGAGTTTAGCATGGACACCCAAATTGCCATTCTGGCCAATGATGGCGACACGCCTGAACACGCCGAAGAACAGACACGTTTCAAAGAATACCGTGCCATGTGCAAGGCCGCAGTGGACGAACTCCTTTCCCGTACCCTCTAAACAGGCAGGCAATGGCTCGGACGATTGAAGAAATCAAAAAGGATATGACAGACAGTTTTATTCAAAACCAAGCTGTCATATCCGCCTACGGGCTTACTGCGGGCAAAACTTTTAGTGAGCAATTCAGCCGCGTAAGCATTGAAAGTATCCTGTTTTATGTATTTGCCGCTGCCCTGTGGTCGCTTGAAAAACTTTTTGACTTGCACGTTGCGGAAGTGGACAGCCGCATAGAACAACTCGAACCGCATACGTTGCGTTGGTACGTGAACAAGACCAAAGCGTTCATGTTCGGGCACAAGCTGGTTGCCGACAGTGATTATTACGATACCTCAAAACTTTCCGAGGCGGATATTGCGGAGGCCAAGGTCGTAAAATATGCCGTTGCTTCTGAAAGTAACACCGTTGTGTATATCAAAGTGGCGGGTGAAAAACAGGGTAAGCCCTGCATTCTTACAGACAGCCAAATTGCAGCACTGAACTCCTACATGAACACGATTAAGGACGCGGGTGTTTCCGTGCAGCTACGCAACGAGAAAGCCGACCTTATGCGTATTTCTCTGGTGGTTTATTATGACCCGACATTGCTTTCTGCCGAGGGTGTCTCTTTGGCCGACGGCAGCAAGCCTGTGGACAATACGGTCAAGTCCGTAATCACCAATCTGCCGTTCAACGGAGTTTACCGCAATACCGACCTGCTGGCCGCCCTACAAGCCCTTTCAGGGGTCGAGGTGGTGGATATATCCAAAGTGGAGGCCAAATCGCGGAATGCCGAGGAATTTACGGAGGTTGTCGGCTTCAACCGTCCGTACAGCGGATATTTCGAGATTGAAAGCCTTGATGTAACCTATATTCAATACAGTGCGATAGAATGAATTTTCAAGTAGATTATAAACGTTTTATCGTCCTGCTTCTGCCCACGTTCCTGCGCCGTCCTGTCCTGTTCGGCCTGCTCCGTGCCGCTATCCAGCCTCTTGAAGTCCTTTACAGCCGTTTCTGCACGGCGCGTTCGGGGCATATTTACCGCCTGACCCATAATGGGCAGGTCTGTTACCTGCGTGCGTGCCTTAATGACCACTTCAAGAGCAAGACGGGTTCGTTTGAAATCATTTCGATGGAGCGTGAGGGAGAATGGATTTTTGCCGTTACCGAGACAGGCGAACGTGTACCGATAACCATCAGCGAGGACAATATCAGCCCCTTGGAGGACGTGCCAGTGGTGTATAATGAAACCATGCTGAACACGGCTCAGAATGATTTTATAGTGAGTGTTCCTGCCGATGTGTGGGATACCCACAAAGAGGAAATCAAGGCAATGGTGGATAAATACAAACTTATCTCCAAGCGTGCCATATACATAACCCAAAGTGCATAAAACAGTAAAGCAATGAAAACAGCTTCTTATATTTCAACCCAAACGGAAACAGGCGGTGTCGGCAAATACCCGCTTTCCACCCAAACGCTTGACTTTATCCAGTCACAAATCCTGCTTTTACAGCAGTTGTCTTTAATAGGTGGCAAACGCTATGTTCTGCAAGAGCCTGACGGGGCGGCCGTGGGCTATGTGGTCATTGATGGCGAAGTGCTGCCGATGGCGGCCAAGCCAATAATGGGCAATACAATAAAATACATAACCGTCAAGACGGAAAAAGAGGATATTGAGGCAGACGGAGAAGTCTATGTCGAGGCAAGAACCGTGCGCACTGCGGCATATTCCCCTACAAAGTCAGGTTCGGAAAATTATGAAATCAACACATTTGTGAATTTTGCGCCCAACTCCACATTGGTGGCACAAATCAAGAACATGCCCGAAACGGTTTTGAAATACTTGCAGGACGTAATGGCCGAAAAACTGTCCTCACTCACCGTCAGCGGAATGACCCGCGACAAACTGGACGGCATAAAGACCCCTTGCATTATTTCCTGCGTGGCCAGTGTCTCGTTGTTTGGCGGTTATACCAATTACAGCGTATTTGTCAGGCTCATGGGCAAAACCGTGTATCAAGAACTGACCCTGCCCGACAATGCAAAGTATTTCCGCACCTTTACAACGAAATGGAGCGAGTGGAGCAAGGTTACTGAAAACCTGCATATAGAGGTTAAAATCTCCAAGGGGACGGTATTCCTGCGCCACGGCCAGCTGCCAGCCGACGCAGACATCATGCTGCTGCGCAAGAAAAAACGCAGCAAGTTCCGCCGAACTGGTGGCGCAAAATCTTATTCTTACAACAAAGGCAAACGTGACTTACGCCAGCCAAAGAGCCAATACGTGCATTACAAAGGCGTTATTCTCTCCAAGGGCGAGGCAGGAAAGTGGTATGTCCCCAAATGTATTTCTGTGGCCGACAAGGCTGTGGACAGTGCTTTGATAGATAAAGAAATTGCAGGTATTTGCAGGGAGTTGATACGCGAGACCACTACGGACGACGGCACGACATTCCGCATATTCGGCCTGCGCAATAGGATAACCTCCAAGAACGGAAAGGGCAGGCAGCACCACGGATATGTTCCTATTGCCGTACAGGCCGCTTGCAGCAAAGGAAGCTACTCTAAGGATTCAGGGGGTGAGATGGTGAAAATGAAATACCGCATATCCCGCCGTAAGTATAAAGTAAACGGGCAATTCGCGTATGCGTGGTACAGGTCTTTCTCGCTGGAATAAAAAAAGAGGCGGTTAAAAATCCTCCTCTTTCAAGTCCCTGCGGTCGTAACTCATTGTAAGCCATTCAGGGAATAATCAAAAACTTTTGGTTATTCCAGTGATAATTCATCTTTTTGGTGGCATTCTCGCCACACGGGGAATTATCAGGGTGCTAAGGGACTTAAAGGCTGCACGACCCACTACAAGGAAACCTTGGAAATATCAGGGTCAGTCTGGGCATTTTGCGAGTCCCCAGTGAAAGGGACAAGTTTTCGCACGTCGCCGAAGCTAACAAACCAGTGTTCAATAACGGGGAACTACAAAAACGTGATAAGGTTGTTTGATACCTTCAAAAACTGTTGCAAAGATAGTGAATTTATTGAGATTAACAGCAATGTAGAATAGAAAAGTAATCCGAAAGGGGGAAAGAAAAAGCCCCCGACCTGTTAGTAGGACGCCAATCACATACTAACACAAAAATGCGCCATCACGCACGATCGGGGGCTGTAAGCCTTTGACCGCGTGATGACGCTTTTTTTGTATGCAGTATGACTGCCCAGTATGTGATTGGCACTGCAAAAGTACTAAAAAATATCCGAACTCATTTATAAACCAATTAAAACATAGTATTATGCTGAATGATTAAAACAGATTTATGCGTTTACAAACGTACTTCGTCGCTTGGCGACCTGATGGTGAAGCCAGTAGAAAAGGAAGTTGCCAAAGAGATGGTAATTACAAACCACTATTCGCACAAGTGGAATGATGGTGGCTTTGGAAAGTTCAATTTCGGTATATTCCGCACTGATGAACCAGACAAATGCCTCGGTGTTGCTGTTTACGGTTACATGAAAAATCCGAGAGCAGCCCTGTTTACACACCCAAACCCAAATGCTTGGATGTGTGAATTAAACCGAATGTGGATTGATGACAGCCTCGGAAAGAACGCCGAAACGGTGCTTATTGCGGCCAGTATTAAACTTATCCGCCAAATGGATACAAACGTAGTGGCCATTCAGAGCTTCGCAGATGGACGTTTAGGCTGCGGAACAATCTACAAAGCGGCAAACTTCAAGTATTTCGGCTTTCATTATACAAGGTTTCTGCGCAACCGTAGAACAGGTGAGATAACACACGAGCAGATACTGACGAATACAACTTCACCGACTGCATATTTACGTGCAAACGTGGCGTTTTTAATCGGTGATTTGGACGTGTTGGTGGTAAAAACATATCGCTACATTTATCCGCTTTGCAAACACTTCCGCTTTAATAAGCCCGAAAAACCATATCCACAATACGAAAAAGGATTTGTGTTGTCCGAATGGAAAAGAGACACCCAAAAGATAAAGGAAAATTGTATCGGATTGCTTGAAAAGTTAGCTGCTTGATGGCTTTTCAAGAAGTACACAAAGGCGCAAGATAATAACTTAGCATATACAAAAATACGATTTTTCTGCGAGATGGCAAAATAAAACAACAATAAAATGTAGTTGAAAATCAACTTTTTCAAGCTGTTTTTAAGGTCATGATAAAAGGCGTTTAATTACCACTTAAATGGTGATTAAACGCCTTTCAGACGATTGCAAAGTAAGGTGTGAAAATACGCGGAAATTGTACGTTTCGTTTTGAAAAGTTGTACATTTCGTTTTCGCGATTATATTCCGGTGAGAAAAATGAATGCTCGTAACGGGGGCAGGCAGAGTGTGGGGAAGGGCGGAGGCCGTTTGTTTGGGGAACCAAACGGTTTTCCGCAAAATGGATTTGAGAGAGAGGCCGACTGGTAATTCCAGTTAGGTATAGTTGGTTTTTAAGGTAAAAAGGGAGGGAGATTTGCTGATGTGAATCTCCCTTTTTCTTGTTTTTTGCTCGTGATACGTCATTTGTGTTACACTTTGTGTTTTCCCTTGTTTTTTTATTCCCTTTTTCACTCTTTTTAGCGGAAGGATTTATCCGTTACGGAATATATTGCATATATTTGTTCATACTTATTTATTAACTTATTAAAAACATAAGCGTATGACTAGTTTTACTTCATTAAAAAGTTTGCTGTTGGCTGCCCTGTTGATGATGGCGGGCGGAGCGATGGCTCAGGACATCCTGTTGAGCGAGGATTTCAGCAAGTGTACGGGAGTTAAAGACCCGGATAATCCGACCATCAAAATGGATGGAAAAATGGACGATTATACGAATGTTCCGGGGTGGACGTGCGTGAATGGTTATGCAGGCGAAGGGAATACAAAGTTTGGTACCGCTAGTAAAGCTGGTAGTGTCACGACTCCATCCGTAGATTTGTCTGATGCTACGGCCACTTATACTTTAAAATTTAGGGCTTGTGCTTGGAATGGCGACGCCACTACATTGAAGATTACAGTAGACGACCAAGAGGCAGTGGAGGTTGAAGGTTTGACCAATTCGGCTAAACCTTATGCGCCTAATTTGAAAGAGTTTTCTGTGCAAATCAAGGGGACGAGCGCATCGAAGATAACGATTGCTTCTTCGGGCGCCGGAGATGCGCGTTTCTTCTTGGATGACATTGAAGTGACCAAATTAGCTGCAGGCCAGACGCAAGATCCGCACGTGGCTGCTCCTTCTGTAGTTGCCTTTGGCGTAGTGGGCACTGGTCTTACCGCTACCGAAGTCGTGGAAATCAAGGGTACGGATTTGACGGACGATTTAACCGTAGCTGTGTCTGGCAATGGTTTTACATGTCCGGTGGCAAGCATAGCCAAAGACGAAGCGGCTAATGCCAGTTTCAATGTGGTGTTTGCTCCCACGGCGGTAGGTGATTATGAGGGTAAGTTGACCATTTCGGGTGGTGGCTTGAAAGAGAACGTGGAGATAGCTTTGTCCGGAAGTTCATTGGTGGTGTCGGGCGAAGGTACGAAGGAAGTTCCTTTCACTGTCGGCGATGTGTTCATTTTAAATAATTCTGGTGCTAAAGCATGGGTTGAAGGTTATATCGTAGGTTCTGCGGATGGTAGTTTGGATAAAGCTGTGATTGGTTCCGTTGAAGGTGCTGTGGCTTCCAATATGTTGATTGCGGCAAGTGCTGATGAAACGGATGTTGCCAACTGCGTGCCTGTGCAATTGTCGGGGGATGTGCGTTCGGCCTTGAATCTGGTGGACAATCCGGGTAACTTGTTCAAATCTGTGAAGCTTTATGGTGCTTTGGAGGCTTATTTCTCTGTGTGTGGTTTGAAGTCGGTGACGGAATACGAATTGGAAGGTCAAGAACCCGAGCCTGAACCTGAGGCTGTATCTTTCGTCAAGGCTACAAAGATTGAAAGCGGTAAGCGTTATGCTTGGGTGTACAATGGCGGGGATGCCATGAAGTTGGCCACAGCAATAGAAGCATCACAAACTTATGGCTATATTTACACTTCGGAGGGAACAGAGGCTGATGCTGTTTTGACGGGGAATGAAACGAATGCTTTCACATTTACGGCGACGGATGGCGGTTATACCATTATGGATAACAACGGGCGTTACTTGTATTCTACTGAGAAGTATCCAACTTTCAACGTAAGTGCAGATGTTCCCGAAAGTGGTCATGTGTGGGCTGTAGATTTGGCAGAAAACGGTGAGGCTACCATTACTTGTGTGGCTACGGGTAAATGGGTTCAGTATGATACGGAATACAATAATTTTGCAGCTTATGCTGAAGCGAGTGCAAATGGCGTGTTACCCATGTTGTATGTAGAATCTGACGGTTCTTCTGTTACAGGTGTGGGTATAGATGTTTCCAACGCTCCGGTTGAAGTATATACTTTGGGAGGTGTAAAGGTAGGAAGCAGTCTGAATGGTTTGCAAAAAGGTATCTATATAATCAAGCAAGGCGGCACAGTGAAAAAAGTGATGAAATAA